TGGTGCTTATAACGCCAAGGTCACGGGTTCGAGCCCCGTTTGGAACATTTTTTTAGATAGATATCCTGTATCTAAAAAAATGCGACATTTAAAGTTCTAAAAAAGCTATATCTATATAAATGACCGAACCTGTGTATACTTTGAATTTATCAGAGGAGGCTGATGGAATGGTTCCAATTGATAATTCTCGATCTACTGCATTCGTGGCAGAAGACCCTAAAAAAAATGTGAGTGATTATAAAGACGATATGGATTCCACTCCTATATCTGACGTTATGATGCAATCCCAGGAGCAATCTTTCGATTCACCCTTAATGGGTGCCGACCCCCGCGCTGTACAGATGGCCCATCAGCAAGTTATGATGGCGCCTCAACCTGCACAGGCTGCGACGGCTGTCAAGGAAAGTGGTAGTTCTGATAAGAAGAAAAAGAACCCATTTGATCTTACCGATGAGCAGCTCGACGCATTGATTGTCATCGTAGCCACTGGTATATCTATCAGCAAACCGATCCAGGAAAAACTCGCGGGTTCTGTCCCCAGGTTTTTGAATGCCCAGGGAAACCGGAGCCTGGTTGGCTTAGGATCCACGGGTGTAGTCGCCGCTATAGTGTTCTATGTCGCCCGTAAATACTTTTAATACATGTCGAGTACACGTCCACCGGACAATACATATGCCGACCCCAATCCTAGAATTAACGCGATCATTGTCATGACCATGGGTAACCAAGCGGTCTTCATATCTTCGCCATATTTCTCATATCCCTGCTTTAACTTTGACCATTTAATGCCCTCAGTTAATGTAACGAGAAATAACGAAGCCACTACGACTGTTATGATGACACTCCCAGTCGTTAAACTGACGATCAAGCTCGTATTTCCTAAGTACCAAATAAGTACGGGTATTACGACAGTCAGGTTTAACATATTCACGTAATAAGGCATTTTGATGCGAGTTGTAAAAGCGCTGGCCATGACTGCGAACCACAGGAGTAACGATGTCAGTATCCTGGATGCGGCTGGCTGCCTGAGATTGAATTCAGTCATTTATAATTACGTAACATTATTTATCGACGATCTTTTTACCACAAAATGGTGTCGTCTGATCTATGTTTTCGTATATACCTATACGTATCGCTTCATTTTTGAGTTCGGTATAATTATCCCAATAATTCGTACTATGAGAGTATTCACTCACAGTGCAATGTGCGAGTTCGTGTAAGAGTACGTGAAATACGTGGTTGGATGTTCCATCTATGCATATTCCAATTTCATCCCCTTTATTGGAATTGTAACCAACTCCCGATAAGAATGATCCTCTATAAGCGACAATAGGTATCTCTTTGTGTAACATCTTATATTTCTCATCGCCATTAGTTTTCATATGTTCCCTGAATGTTCTGTATTTTTCCTTAACTTCAACCAATACCGGATCTTCTTTGAAATTGTAAAAAATGGCTAAATTAATTAACAGCAACACGATCACTGCTATCATTTCTATATACAAATATAAATTTACTGTAGAGTTCGGAAATAGGGTTTCCGCATAACGGTTTCCATAATTTCATGGTAAATCCGGTATTTTCCAATTGTGTGATCAATATGTCCTTATGTGCTAAAGGTTCTGATTTCGGACCATCTGCATAATACGGTGTATCCGCTAGATGTACAAACAATTTTTCACCGAAGTCACCATTACTCGTACCTTTCAATTTGAAAAAGTTACCATGTGAATCTGAAAATGGAGTTTTAAACATTATCTGTTCGGAGTCTGGAATGATACCTACAAATACTCCACCTGGTTTCATTCGTTTTTTAATTTCCCTGAGCGTATCCGAAAATAACTCACGCGTTTGGAAGATATAGTGGAGTGCAAAATTGTAACACACGATATCATATTTCCTGTTGGGGCATGCACGAATATCTCCATGATAAAAGTTTACACGCATTTTCATATTTTTAGCGCGGTCACGTGCCTCATTCAACGCATCCAAGCTTGGTTCACACATGCTTATATTCGCGCGGACTTTGGACCACTTTTGAAGATCACCACCGAAGCCACATCCGACATCGAGAATGCTATCACCCGCTCGTGTGACACTTTCAATCAGTGACCGCTTTTCGTCGTTATGAAGTCGGCGTAACTCTTCCATGATAATAAAGATCGTGAAAACTTTAACTTAGGTTTACTAGCTTAAAGTATAGAGTTTTATATAGGATATAATGTCTCTAGAGCAGGATTACACCACCGTACCCGGGCAGACTTTCGCGTGTATGTCCGTAGTTGGCCCCGAAGCACCTCAGAAGAATGACAAGTTCGGGGTCAAGTTCAGGGGCGCTTTTGCTACCCGCGATGAGGCCGCGAGCCATGCCAAGCGCCTTCAGAAGGAGGATGCGACGTTTGATATCTATGTCGTTGATATGTACAAGTGGCTTCTCATCCCACCTGACCCTTCTAAGATCGAAGATGCTCATTACACAAACGAAAAGCTCGAGGAGCTGATGTCGGGGTATAAGGAAAATCAGGCTATGGCCGCGAAGATGTTTTCTGAGCGTAAGCGTGATATGATGACTACGAAGTCTGGCACTGATGGGTATTTCAAGGCTGGAGATGAAAATTCACAGTATTACAACAAGCCCGATGAGCCTCCCATTAGCCATCCAGGTGAAATCATTGAGCGTCTGAAGCGCGAGAAGCCTGATGCGGCGATGGAGGACCTCGTAAAGGAAGCTGACGCGATTGTCGCCGTTGAGATTGAAGAGCGACGCAAGCAGAGGGAGGCGGATATGGCTATCGCCGAAGGAGACGAGGAAGAGGAAACTGAGGAGAAGAACGCCTAAAAATCAAAAAAAAATAACCATACATTTCATATTATTAAAATCTACCCTTTTAATAATACGATGAATGTCGAGTATATTTCTGTCTTTAAAAAGACGAATCATAATTTACCTATTACGGAAATAGATGAGATACATGATAAAGAGAATTTGGCATCTGAAATAATTAATGAAGGGGTTGTCCGTCCAGTAATTACCAGTAGAACGATAGTCGATTCTAAAGATCCTGTTAATGATTATGCTCCATTTTCACCCATGGCGAAGGATAACTGGTTGCATAGTTTTTCCCATAAAGAAACCTAATATGAATGCTACGAATATCACGATATACGCGACTTTATCGAGAGACGCTAGTATGTCATTGGGTTTGAACGGTTCGTTCATGTGCGGAGGGGGTGGTATATATTGCGGATGGAGAGGGGGTTGAAAATAATACGATTGATCTTCATCCGGCTGCTGTAAATGATTTTGTATGGGTTCACTGTCATCTCGTTCAGGTTCTTTATCCAGTACTTGCGAATTGTATTCAATAGGATTTCCAAGTTCTGTTTCCATATACATAGTATTACTTCTATCTTTTAAGCTTCGTTTTCCTCATCACTTTCTTCATCAGTGTCATCTACTACGAAACCCTTTAAATTTCCATTATCATCCTCATCACTATCATCACATTCATCTTCACTCTCAGTCTCACAGAGATCGTCATCAGAAACTTCATAATCCGTGTCATATTCATCATCATCGAAATCATCATCACAAGCTTCTTCTGTTGGCTTCATGCGCACGGGTGCTTTAGATACTCGCCCAGAACGAGTTTTCACACTTATCGTACTCATATAGCAAGTTTAAGAGAATTCTTTTTAAATATATTTAGGTATGAACTTGACCCCTTGATTAAGCGCTTCTCTGATCAATAGTTGTTCAAATTCATATCCTAAACGGTACGAAATATCTCCTATATCATTCATTACTTCACCATCCATTGTGGACAGATAAAGGGGTATGTCATTTAGAACCCTCAGAGCCTTTTCGAGATACACCTGAGACATTTCAACACTTGTCCTGTATTCCTTCGCTATTTGTATTAACGTCATGAATGTATTATACGTGACTTCATGTATACCCGAATATTTATGTGTTTCTTTGATCACAGCATCTACCCGGTCTAAAGATGTATCCAACCGTGTAATCTTCGATAAAATATACGCGAATACTCCAATGAGTACAATGATCATCATCTATAATAGTCTAACTATTTTATCTGACAGTTTATGCTCACGAGAATTACATGCACATGTTTGTACAATCTTGTCACGTGAGATTTTAAATTGAATATTCGACTTGTTACACACGGTACACTTCAAATCCGTGTTTACCCAGTGCACATTTTTACTCTTCTTAGAAATACTTTTCACGGTAATCCCTGCATCCCTTACCATGTGTTTGTTTATGAAGAGTTGTAACAACGTGCTAGTTTCAACCGGATCTGATTTTTTTTCTACTGGGCATGGCATGCACATGTTTTGAGGTGTTGAAAATGTGGGTGGTGTATATCCATTTGGATAGAGTTGTTCGAATATCTTATCCGGTAGCGTATGTTTTCGACCATAGAAATCTCGGCAAAACCCATATCTACGCCCTTTCATCGTTTCACATGTACAGAAACATCTTTGTATGATAGTACGTCCGTCTATGCGAAACCATATATGATTAGACCCGTGATCTCTCTGAAGATTTTCGCAATACTTGGATGTCGTTGATACGAGGTATGAATTTTTATTACTGAATATTTTCGTGACGAGTGCACGCCCCTGGCCATCCATATTTTTTTGAATAAACATCTCAATCTCTCTAGTCACTGCTTCATTCTGAAAAATATTCTTCGTCTCACTCGGTGTAAAGGAACCCTCATCCCGTTTTGATCCTTCGACGACGACGACTTCAGTGTTCTCAGTTCTGAGCGTCGCCATATGCATAATCTCAACATTCGGCTCCCGCTCAAAAACGTTGACGAGTTTACCATTTTCGTGTGTGTATTTGAGTACGGGTATGTACGCTCCCTGATATTCACCCTTCACGTATTTATGCGCCCATGGCATTCTGAAACCACTTCCCTTCACGTTCCGCTTTCCACCACCATACACAGCGGTATCGACGATCTCGTCCCATGGTTTTCCTGGGAACATTAACGACAGAGACGATACTATATGAGAATGCAAGGCCATGGCAGACCCATGATCAACTACGAACTCCGGCCAGTTCATGTGAATTCCATATTTGATCATGTCACCATGTGGTTTTGGCTCTGCGACAGAAACAAGAACATCTTTCCCCCCGAAATGTGTTACACGATCACAAATCGTTTGTGTATACTCCTTTAATCTATCGAATGGAATGTCTTCAACATCCTTGTAATCCAAATCGACGAAAAAGTTATACGTATCCGACTTTTGTTCGACGACACACACCTTTTCACCAGATTTTACAGCCTTGACGTATTCGTCATAAAAATCATTCAATCTATCATAAGGAACAGATAGACGACCACCGTCCATGAGCACATGTGATAGATTGGAGCTATTCGAAAATCCTTGCTTTCGGCACCATGATCTAAACATACTTATTCGTATATCGTGTTATTTTTTTAATAGTCTTCTTCATGCCAAATCGAGGTCCTGCATGATACATCTCTAAACTCTTCTTCACTATTCGACAACTCTTTTTTAAGGACTAAAAGTTCGTACACAGTTTTGACCTTTACATCTTCGATGTATGTATCTGCCCGTGTTTCACTGTACGACTTGTGATCCATTAAAATATCCTTTATCTGCCGGAGGATGTAGTTCTTAGACTTCATTATTTTATAGAGAATGTTTTTCTATTGAGAGAAGTAATGCACGCGTAAAACTCTGGGTTCTCAACAACATTGTGTATGATTCGTTCCCATCGTCTTCGTGAATTAAATTCTGGTAACGTATCGAAACTCATGAAATCATTTTCATCGTATGTACGCTTCACGTGAATTTTTTTTGTATACATTTTGTATTTCTCATCGTTAAATCTTCTCACGAGTTCGTGCTGTTCATTACTCGAATAATTTACGAAAAATATAAACACCGTGTACTCGAGTTCTATAGTAGGACTTTCTTTTACATTAAATGTAAAACTGGTATACTCTCCATTTTTAAGTGAAACAACACCGCGTGTTTCTTCTTCTAATTCCCTCAACGCTGTGCGTATAGGTGTAAATATTTCTCTCCTTCTACACCCCCCTGTCACAAAAATCCATTCTTTAAAACGTTTATCTCGCACGGTCAAAAACCTTGGAGTATCACCAACGAAAGTGACTGGTATTGCTATGGCTTTATGTTTTTTCATTGCTCATTAGCTTCTATAATCCCCTGATAAGTTTATTCCGAAGAAATGTTCACGGGAGATTTACCTCGTGTAGTACGTTTAGCCTTGGGTGGCTCTTGTACCACAATTGGCTCGGGCTCGGGCGCTGGCTCGGGCTCGGGCTCGGGCATTTCTTCAGATACAGGTGCATATACCATCTGAGGCACTTGGACCTCGTGTGCCTCTTCCTGAACCCGGTCGAGGAAAGTCTTGATTTTGGTAATGTCGTCTTTAGACTGACGCAATTCGTTATACATGTAAAGAGAAGCCGCTACACAAACTACCACTGCAGCCAAAATAGCAGTTTCGCGATCAAAAGAAAACATTGTGTTTAATCTAAACGTTTTGTTTTTAAGTAGATACAATTGCACCTAATTTAGATCTTTCACCTTGTGGGCATTGATACCCCGGTTGTGCAAATTGTAATTCCTGGTAGTGACCATCTTTACATTCGGCGTTCTGGATAGGAATATATTTATTGAGCGTTCCGGATTTAGGATCGTAGGTGATCATAAAAACGAAAAAGAGGAGAAAGAGAAGCCCCCACATTTGTTATTATAAGGGATTTAATTGGAGTACATGAGACCTGCCATACCATTTTCGATACGGAGGATGTTGTAGTTGACACCGTACATGTCAGTATCAAACGAACCAGCGTCAGTTACGAGACGAGCCGAGTCAACACGACTGAAGTTAAGTGTACCAGTGGGCTGGAGCTTGCACGTGTCAAGGCAGAACGGGTACATGAAATGGGTGCCGACACTGCTATCCATTGTCGTGAACGACGTGTGGTAGTACAACGAGGCAGATGTGTAGTGAGGCTGCGCCTTCTTCGCGTCGCCAACATCCGTACCATTGATCTGGAGCTTCACGTTACCACCGGCTACGCCTACACCGCCAGTCTTATGTGTCGCAATGAACTTGATGGGGTGGTTGTAGTTAAGCTCCTGCATCAAACCACCGGAGGCGATCGACTGCTGCGTCTGCGTAATCAACATGTTCTGGGGAGCCGACGAAAGCGCTGTGCGCTCGTCAGTATCCAGGTAGACAAACTGTGCATGGACCTCGTAATCGGTCACGGGGAGCGTACCCCAAGAAATACGGATCTCGACATCGTGGTACTGAAGCGCCACGAGAGGAAGCGCCGACTGAGCATTCTCACAGAACGAGAAGCGCAGGGGGTAGAAACCAGCATCATCAGCTCCGGCGGCCGAAAGAGACTTGGAGTACGACTGACAAAGTGTCACGGGAGCAATTTCCTGAGAGAACTCAGATGTTTGCGTGTCGATGACCTGACCACCGATCAGTAACTCAACCTTCTTAATCTCACCCTTCCAGTTGGCCCGTGTCAACGTGTTACGGGGGGACCGGTTAGAGATGTACACGTAACCGAGCATGTCACCCTTGCGTTCGAAACGCACAGTGGACATACCATTCGTGGAGGGGTTACCCTGGATAACCTGCTTTTCGACAGTTTGGGCAAAATTTGTGTGACGCTTGTACGTCGAACGGAAAAAAGATACTTCGGGATTACCAACGATGTGGGCATCCTGAGCACCCACGGCAACGAGTTGGGCGATACCACCAGACATTTATATTATACTATGTTTTTATTTTTAAGTATCAGAATAGAGGCGTTCCGGGATTGATCGACTCGGTCAGAAGAAGCGACAGAATTCCGATCATCGCGAGACGTCCGTTGAGAAGCTCGGTCTCGGGCTTCCAAGGACCCTGAACATAGCCCTCATCACCGGGGTTTACGGCAGTACCGAGAAAGGTGAGTGCAGCTACGGCAACGGTAAGACCGACGTGTTCCTGGAACTGCGTACTGAGGGAGTGACCCGTCACGAGTTCGTCGACAAGCGCGGACGTGAACCCGATCATGGCCGCGCGACCATTGACACGCTCTGCCATGGAGAGGTAATCATTCGGGCGATCAATCTTCGTGAGAGGCGTTCCTCTGGACGCACGGGTCTTGGTGGACCTGGTCCTGGATCGAGGCGCGGGCTTTACGGTAACGATAGGCTTGAGAGCAGCAATGCAGGACATTGTACTTTCTATACGCGACAATTCTTTATGTTCAACGCGCCTCTAGTTTTTGTACACGTGTAATCAAAGATAAGACGAGTGCTTCGAGGTTTTTTGTTTTGACCTTTTCGGCTTGAAGGTCTACTTTCAACAGTTCTATTGTCGTCGGTTGAGGTTTCCACTTATCTTTAACGATATCCGGGACAATCATACTACTATATCGCCACAAATTATCCGCAGTGATACGTGCAACCGACAAACGCCGCTATAAACACTCTCTCGTCTGCTAAAGCCCTCGTAGTATACTCTTCTTCAGATATTTGGGTACCGTTGGGTAGGAGGTACCTGATTTTATAAGCCTTTTCTGTCTCTTCTGTATCTTCCCATTGGATCTGTCCATGCTCGTCGAGGACGTTTTTCATTATTTCAGACACTTCCTCGAGATCATATTCTGCTATTTTTTCTTTCGAGTATCTTTTTATCGTTTTCATATATTTTGTTTTCCCGTCTTCTACAAAAGTGTATTTTTTTTCATCTGAAATAGTTAAATATTCTTGATAATCAATCTCAGTATTTTCATTCTTGTACCATAATTTCTCCTTCACGAGGATTTTTTTTATTTTCTTTACGTTTTGAGGAACGGGTTCAAAGTCACAATTCATCGTAATTTTAGCTACTGTGTAATTATGTAAAATATCATCGTTTTGCCTCTGACCATATCCGGGGACTGTCGAAGTTGTGATGTAGTCACCCGATTCCAATGGACCGTTTATATTCATTACCCATATTGCACCCTCACCGACACTGTTTATGTAAACCCTCTCGTCACCTTCTTCTTTTTCAAATTCGGCAACGAAGCACCCAAACCTGTCTTCTCTTGTTTCATTTTCCGGATCTTCAGATAAAGAAATGACCCCGAAACACGATTTATCCATACAAGTTCTAGA